AAGATCACGCAGAACCTGGCGGTATGCAGCCCAGGCAGCTTGATCGACGGTGGCTCCAGGAATCATTGTCCAGTCGGACTCTCTGATCAACTGGTCACGCTTCTCACGGATGGTGTCCCAGGTGACGGAGTTGTCGGCAGGGATCGGTTCGTTGCCCTCTGCTAGCCAAGCGAGGTACTCCTGGTAGTCGGTATTGGCGGGGTCGCAGGAGATAGACATTGGATATGTTGTTTCGCCAATTTTTAAAACAACATTGGCAGGTTGACCTAGGTAATCAGGTAAAAGTTTATAGTTCATTTTTAAAACTCCGCACTAAATGTAAGATCGCACCCCTGACCTAAACGGGTGGAATTGGTGGCCACCATATTATTATTGCTTTGAGTGCATTTGATAACTGTATTGAATTGGCTTTCATCATTAAGACTTATAGCAGTATTGGGATACCAGTTAGTACCCTCTTTAACAACATTACCAAGAGCATTAACTGTCAAGGTTGGGGATGCTCTAAATGCAACGGGAAATGTATAAGGATGCCAAGTTTCTGTGCTATTTGCAACAGTTCCTGAAGCATGAATTTTTGTAAATCTTTGACAATACCTCTGACACCTCGCCAGCTCATCGTCGTAGCTCCGGTGTTCAAACGGTGTGGCGACGGATCCGACTTCTAGTTGGACGCCGGTGATGTAGAACGTAGCGCCGTTGGTGGCGATCCAGTTGGTTGCGCCTGTAGAGGACCAGTATAACGCTGATGCCCAAGCTCCGGCAGTTCCCGAGTAGGTAGATCCCATTCCTAAAGCAAAATGAACTGCTACACCTCGACTGTTATTGGTCAGCCAAGTGCCGGTTGTCTCGCCCGGTATTGTGATTGTTTTGTACTCAAATGTGTCTGCCGCACTAATTGTATAACTGAACGGATAGGAGCGATTTTCGGCATGATTGGTTAAGGAACCGCCATACGTTCCCGTAACTGAACTTCGGACCCAAAAAGAAAGAGTAACCGTTTTCGCGCTAGCCGTTCCCCACGCCAAATCGTCAACATTAAAACCTTCAACGTTATGGCGAATTAAGTAATTATCTGTAGCGGCAATCGAAGAATCTGCTGTGGTTACCGTTAAAAGCAAAGAATTCACAAAACCGGCTGGGGCAGTTGTGCTGCGTTGCCCAGAATAAACACCGCCACCTGCGTAGTAGGTAATCCAACGGTCAACAGGAAAACCGCTGTTGGAAGTAATTGCCGCCCCAGCATTGCGCTGGTCAATCCGCATATCACCGTTGATAATGCGGTTTTTATTCGCACCTGTAACGTTAAAAACGTTATCAGCTAACCGTCCAGCATCAATATCAGTAAGTGCCATTATTCCTACCTCCTATCAAGTCTGTTCGAGATAGCTAACTGCAATATCTAAGGCACTTGCTGTATCAGCTCTTGCTCGCAAAATATCACTCGATTCCATAATAATTTTGCTTCCACTGATCAGCTCCAAGGAAGAACCAGCGGGGATCGGAGCATTCCGAATCAGGAACACATCGTCACCGGAGTTTGGATCCAGTTGCACATCAACACTGGCGCTAGTACCAGATTTGTTTGAAACCAGAACACTGAGGAGGATGACCGTAGCAGAAGCACCAGCAGTAGTAATAACCGCAGCTGCGTCTGTAATCGCGTTAGTGGTCAGATCAGCGTTGGTATCTACCTTGAATGTGTTTGCCATATCAGCCTAAAGCAAGGATAAGCGCCAGTTGGGATGTTGAATCGAAGGTACCAGATACGGTCAGATTACCGGTAATCGAAACATTGCCTGGGATGGTTACTGCACCAGATGTATCTATTGTAAGTCTAGCAACACCACCGGTTACCAAGGCAATCTGGTTTACAGAAGGACTGATGATTCCAGTGTTGGCACTGTTTGCAAACTTAAGAGCACAACTAGATAACGAACCTGGAGCAAGGCTGGAATTGCTTCCATCCTCCCGCAGTAGTGGATAGCCACCGGCTTGCGTCGCATCATGAACAACACAAGTGTGTTTTACGGTATCAACCGTAACTTCACCATTTGCACCGGTAAAGGCAGCCGTTTCACCTGATGTACCACGCCGGAACTGTACTTGAGTTGCCATATTCTTATCCTAATGCAATTGCAAGTGCGGTAGTAAAATCTTGAGTTGCAATTGTACCGTTTTCATTTGGCACAGTCAGCGTCCTCGTCGTGCTGGTTGAAATGCCAGAGCATTCAAAGGCCAGCTGCTTGGTGTTATCACCATTATCTTGGACCCTGAAATTAGTATCCAAGAAGGTAGCTGGTAACGGTGACGTATCTAGTAGGACATTACCATCAAGATCTGGGAATGTATGGGTGCGATTGGCAGTTAACGTAGCTGTTGAAAAGGTAACAGCAAAGTTACTTGTACCGCCGCTGCGACCTTGGATGATAAATCCATCCTGTGTTGCGGCTTGACGGAACGTTTGACCCGTTGTATTCGTAAAAGTATTTGCACCCGTAAAGGCATTGGCAACCCCCAACAGGGCAATGGTGCCACTGGAATCTGGAATCGTTAAGGTACGAGTCGTCGAGGTAGTAACACCAGAGACATCAAACGCCAGAAGCTTCGTATTGTCTGCTGTATTACGGACCCGGAAACCGCTATCGTTTGTAACAACGGCATTCGACGTGACAGACGTTAAGCCTGTAATGGTTGTGGCGCTGCTGCCAAGAGCAATACCAGTAGAACCAACTGTGATCGAGCTATTTGCCAGTTGGCTGTTAGGGATTGCGCTGGTGCCAAACTCACCCGTACCACTGTTGTAGGTGAGCCCAGAACCGGTAGCAACCGAGAAGTGAGCACGGACTTCTGAGGCGCTAGGACCGGTGTAGCTAATAACCCCAGTGCTGTTGTCGTAGCTAAGGGCTCCGTCACCACCATTATCAGTTACTGAGATTTGTCCACGGATATCCGTAGCTGTAACCTTAGTGAACGTAAAAACACCCGTTGAGTTGTCATAAGACAGGCTGCCAAACCCGGTGCCAGACTCTGTAACACTTAAAGAGTTAAGAAGAGCAATGGTGCCAGTAAGGTCTGGCAGAGTGATTGTCCGGTCTGCCGATGGATTTGCAGCCGTAAATGTTGTTTCGTTGGCATCAGCACCAGAGCCTTCAAAGATGATTCCGGTGCTGTCAATCTGAATGCTATTTGCAGCACCCGCAGCGCCAATATTAAGCGTTGTGCTAGCAACTAACGTTGTTGAGGTCAGACTCGTAAGACCCGCAACTGTGGTAGCAGTACCTCCAAGGTTGATGGAGGTCGAGCCGACCGTGATCGAACTATTAGCTAATTGGGAGTTTGGGATCGCACTGGTACCAAACTCACCAGTAGAACTGCTATAGGTTAATCCTGATCCTGTCGCAACGGAGAAGTGCGCTCGTACTTCACTGGCAGAAGGACCAGTGTAACTAATGACGCCAGTTGCACTGTCATAGCTAAGAGCACCGTCGCCGCCATTATCCGTAACAGAAATCGCAGAACGGGCACGAGTATTAGTGAAGTAAAGATTAGTGCCTTCTGAAAGATCAGTGGTACTGTTACCAGCAAAATCTAACTTATCCGTAGGAGTGTTGACCTCCTCAAATAAGCCACTAACCAGACAAATAGCCTTCCTAGTTGCCATGTTTGCATTCCATCAGGCTCATTTAGCTATCTAAATACGCCTTTAATGGTTCTATCCTACCAAGGATACCGTTTTCAACTAAGCTCAATTGGAGGCTCTAATTGAATAATAAATTCCGAATTGCTGGCACCTTCACCAACGCGCACTAAATACTGACCAGCTGTTGATGGCGGTGTCGTTGTAATTGATCCAGCAGAGCTGGCGGAAAGGTACGCAATATCACCCGCATCAAATCCAGAACCAGCCAAAACACCAACGATCAAGACACGAACCTGTTCTCCAGCAAGCTTAGAAGTCTGCGCAAACCCAACAACATTGGCTTTATCAAAAGTGTCATTGGCAATGGCGCGGCCGACTTTTCCATCGCTGCTGCGTGCATACAGAGCTTGGCCTTGGGACACGTCTTCAAATCCCTCAGCAAGGAAGCCTGCAACCGCATATACAGTGCGGCCTGCCATCGTCGATTTCAAATCAATAAGGACCTGAGTCAGGCCTTCTGAATTGGGAGCGTACGGCTCGTAATTACTGACGCCAGCCATTAGTGCAGTTGAATGGGAGGTTCGAGCTGAATACTGAGTTCGGTTGTTGTTGCGCCCTCTCCAACACGAGTAACAAAGTGACCAGCAGTAGATGGCGGCGTTGTCGTAATTTCACCTGCAGTTTCACTTAAGTAATAAATATCTCCGGCATCGACCGTAAAGCCCATCGCTTTAATGCCAGCCACAATTACCTTAACTGTGGAACCAGAGGCTGTTGCTGCGTCTGCAAAACCAACAACCAAAGCCTCGTCAGCTGTGCCATCAGCTTGCGCTAGTCCGACCTGACCATCGCTTGTCCGCATGTAAAGGGCGGCGCCATCACCGACCGCTTCAAACGTGGTGGCATCAAAACCAACACGAGAGGGCGCATAAGCAGGAAAGCCCTCTTTCATATCAATAATTGCGTCAACCAGACCGCGATAATTCGGTTCATAGGGCTGCCGGCTCATGGTGAAACCGTTGCCCTGCATCAGGTCAACAAGAACTGTAATTGCACCTTCTATATTCGGCTCGTATCCAGTGGCCATATGGTTGCACCTAATCCCCTTATTCTAAGTTGTCATTTACCTTAGAATAAGAAAAAAGCAGAATTATACAGTGACGCCAGAGACATTGCTTGCAGCAATTACTGCTGGCATTGCTGCGTTTGCCGGTTTAGGTAAATCACTTAATCGTTTTAATGAAAAATTAGATTATCGTTTTCGTCAAATTGAAAATAATATTGATCAATTACAAGATGACATGCTTCGTGACTATGTTTTAAAGCAAGATTTTTTACGTGAAGTTCAATCAGTTCATCAAAAACTAGATCGGATTTGGGAACATATGATTAATCAAAATATCAGATAGCAACCCAGCTAGTTGTTGTGATGTTATAGATAAATAACCCTGGAACAGACTTATCGTAATGAAGCTGGCCGTCAATGGGGTTCGAAGGGAAACCTGACGTAGAAGTTGACGCC